TTCAAGCAATATATTTCCTATTAATATACAAAAGTTTCCTTAATTGGCAACTTATTTCCTCTTATCTTTTTGAATCCACTCTAGGTCTTTCATAAAGTCCCTCATCTCTAGTCGCATTGCTTTGACTTCATCTTCTAAGGCTCTTTGGTTTTTCCAAGTGTACTCCTTTTGATTGTACTTTAACTTAGATACTTCTTCCTCTGCAATAGTAAGCCTGTTAGAAAGCGTATAATACGAACCTATAATAGAAGCAAACATTACCAATAAGCTAACTATCTGCGTTACGCTAATACTTACATCAGCCTTTCCATCGCCATCAAGGTCAATCTTTGCCATATTATTTTAGTTTTTTACTTATTTGTATTACTGTGTACACTATTGCTAATAATAAAGATACAGTTTGAAGTACAGGGTTAATTTCTGATATAGACAATGCTAAAGCTGTTCCGTTCAATAAATATATCTTTAAGTTTTCCATTATGCTATTGCTAAATAGATGTATGTTGTACCATTTGAGTTAACTTGTCCTTCACCAGGCGTCCCAGCAGGCGCAACCAAAGAAAAACCTGTGTCATCAAAGTCAACCTGTACAGCTGGATTTGCGGTAGAAGATTCTGCATCACTGGTGTTTGCTTGTATATTTAAGTTTGCGGGATTAGATGGATTTCTAACGCTATCAACTATATTCCATCCTTGCGCTGCTGTACTTTTTATCATAACCCATCTTGGTCTAAAACCTGTAGTTACATCATTATTTGGTTGTCCTGTCCCCGTATAACTCCCTACCTTTTGATAACCATCTACGGAGTGGAAGCAGTAGGCGATGTAGTCTGATGGACCATTAACATTTTTATTAACATTAAGCGGTATAGTTGTTGATGTAGGCGTTGACCATATACCTGTATCAGTTGTAGCGGATGCAGTAGTATTTAAAAATAAAAACTGATTAACGCCTAATGAAGAATGGTAAACTATCCAATTACTTGTTGTTGCCGTTCTTTTGTAAATAATTAATTCAGGGGTAGAACTTAAGCCGTGTCCTGTTGTTGTATTACCGCTTGAAGGAGTCGTAAACTTCACAATACTAAACCCTGCATCAGGATTAGATGACACTTGCGAAGCAATTGTCCCATCTGTGTTTGATACCGCTGCACCCCCTGCTTTCCAACACCAAGCTACGTAGTTGTAACCTGAATCATTTACCGCTGCACTATTACCTACACTGAAACCATTAGAATTAAAAGAATTGATACTGTTTGTAATTGTTTCTTCAGCATCAGTAGTATTAGAATATAATAATTTTGTAGCACCTCTAACACTATCCGCTAAATTATGAGAATGAGCAGTAGGATGGTTTTGGTGCTTAACCCAAACCAAATCAGGTTGAAACGCCATCCCTAAGAAGTTAACATTGGTAGGTGTTCCTCCATATACTCCTGCTGAATAGGTTATACTTGTTTCTGTTCCATCATAGCTTCCTGTTTCATCTGTTGCGTTACCATCTAATTTATAATGTGCAACTAAACCGCTTGTAGGTACGTTTGATTCATTGTATAGGTTTGTAACGTCTCCACTACTTAATGCTGTGTTGTATATTCTTACTTGGTCTATTGAGCCGTTAAAGTAGTTAGTTTGCCTTCTGCCCAAAAGCATATTAAAAGCAGTTGTGTTGTTGTCTGAAACTACACTTGAGTCACCCTCAAGTACACCATCTACATAAATTGCCTTATCCCCATTGTTACCATCAAAAGTAAAACAAATGTGATGCCAATTATTATCATTTATTGAGGTTGCGCTATTAAGAGTAACAATAGTGTTAAACCCTACTTGCGCCTGAAGTTTACCATTTCCATCAACCAATGCTGATAATCTTGAGAATTGATATGTTTGTGGACCAAAAATATAACTATTGGTAGCAGTTGTTTTTACCCACGCAGAAATACTAATTGGGTCTTGATAAGTCGTAGAATAGTTCGTATCTATATAACTACTACTCCCATTAAATACCGCAGCCTGTCCAAAGTTACTACTATTAGCATCCTCATCTAACTCATATAAAGCAACACCTGAACTATCTCCGAATATATCAGTAGTTGATTTAGTAGATGAAGCATAGGTTTCGTTATATAGTGTTGTTACTTCGCCATCGTTAGTTTCGTCCAATACTCTGTTGAATACTCTAAATTGGTCTATTACCCCTCGAGTTTCGTATGATGATGAATTGAAATTGCCTATGCTGTTAGGATAGTTGTTTGTTTTTCTTGTTCCATCATAAGAATCCGTTTCAACTAAACTTCCATTTATGTAATATTTTGCTTCATTTGAACTTCTCGTAATACATATATGATACCAATCACCTAAAACAACATAACTTGCAGATGAGCTATAACTTATTTGGGTAGAATCAGATTGTCTACACGCTTGTAATATTAAAGTTCTATCTTGTGCAACGTAAGCATTAAAACCCCAGCCATTTCTTGTAAAATAAAATAAAAACGTACCATTTGTTTGAACTTCGCTTAATTTAAACCAAAAAGAAACACTTGCAGTTAAATCGGAATCAATGGAATCGGGAAGTGTTATTTGAGATGTTGTTGAACTGCCAAAAGCAGCACCCTTTCTAATATACCCTGTAATCTTTTGCGTACCACCGTTCCCTGTATAGGTTACAGTTTCAAAGTTTTGTAAAGGGTCTAGTCCTGCAGGTGCAGCCTCAACTCCTGTATTTATAAGTCTTTTATTTACCATTAGTCAAGGTTTGGTAAAGAATATGAAACCACCGCTTTCTTTGTTGTTAGTGCGTTAATTTCAGCTTCTTTAGTTGCACAATCAGTTCTCAATGCCTCTCTTGTATCTAACACCTCTTGTGGTGCTGAAATACCCTCTTGGCTTCTGATAATGTACCAATCTGTCTCTGATAATTTTCTATTGTATAAAGATTTTAAGTTTGCAATCTTGCTTTCCTTTAATTCGGCAACCGTTTGAGACCAAGTTCTATCAATCACAGGGTAAGTGAATACAGAAGCATCCCCATCCCATTCTAAGTCTCCTAAGTATTGAGTTGCAGAATCGTAGCTTGGTGTAACAATAGGGTAAAATCCAAACGCCTGTCCATCTGTGATGTTTAAGTGTGTTCCGTTTTCATCCTTCCAAACTTTTGGTAAGGTTGTAAACTTCTTAATTGCTCCTTCGTGTTGTATTGCTATCATAATTATGCTTCTTGACTTATTGATGCCCACTGTTCTGTTGCACCATTGGTTGATACTATTTGAATAAGGTTGCTTACCGTTCCGTCATACGTTCCTGAAATGGTCTTAACAGAAGCAGGAAGTGATAAAGTAAAATCCCCTGTAATTACTAAGTCTTTTACCATACCTGTAGATACGTTTGAAAACGTTAATGTAGTCGCTCCTGAAAGTGTTTTAGTGAATACCTGTGCGGAACTAAAATCTACGTCACTTGCAGAGATAACCGCAGAAGTTGTAAACTCATCAGCCATTTTAGCGTAAGAAACAATGTCATCCGCTAAATGGGCATTGTCAATACTTCCATCAACGTAATGTTCAGAATCAATTGAATCATCCGCAATTTTTGTTCCGTCAACGGCATCCGCTGCGATTGTCAATACAGTCCCCCCCGTAACTTCTCCTGTGTGAGTTTGGTTGTAAAGGTTAGTAGAACCCTCTGAAACATCGTCAGAATCTAATACTACTACGCCTGTTTGTCCGTTTACCGAATCAACGTCTCCTGCATCGTCTGAGTAAAGTTCTGTAAAGTTGTCGTTTACTTTGTCAAAGGCAGTTCTTAATGGGTCTCCTGTCCCATCGTTTGCTGTTGTACCTATGTTTATTGTTTGTTTAGCCATTTTTTAAACTATTTGTGTTGCGTCTGCTTTATATTGTGTTGTATCTGCTGTGTATAATGTTGTATCTGCTGTAAATGCAGGAACTAAAGTCCAACAAGTTGGTGCAGAAAAATCAGGAATTGATGTGCCTACTGTATAATCAGCATCTGCTCCCCAACCTTTGTTAGTTAGCATATCACAATATATCTTACCCCAATTTATGTTATTTGCCATATATAGTACAATTACTTTTTTTGGTTTTTGTTATATAAGTTAAGTACTGTTTTAACTTTTTTACGTTTTCCTGCTTTGGTTTGTATTTCATAATACCCATCCACCGAAATTTGCATCCTTATCGGGATAAACATCCTCGTTTGCATTTGTGTAATATTCAGGAAACTTTGAACTCGCATTGAAACTCATATAGTCAATGAATCTGTCAGTATAATATTGTGCGGTAGTTCGTTCTTTTTCAATCAAGAAATCTACTTCCTCTTTTGATACGTTTTCAGCGTTCTCTGAACTGTGTTTAAATACGCCCTTATTAGCGATTGTATAAGCTGCAAAGGGTAAGTATTCAACCAATGCCCAATGTATAAGCATAGGCTTTATATGGTCGTTTACAAGTGCTAAATAGTCTCCTGTTAAACTACTTGCTTCTATATCCGTTTGAATCTTGTTGTAAAGGTCTGTTCCTAAATAGTTTTGGATATGTATATCCTGCGCTATCTTAATGTATTGTAGGAACTTGTCCGTATCTACGTTACCATTGACAGAACTAAACTTTACTAAATCTTTTCTTGTTATAAATAATGCGTCTGCCATTTCTATTTGTTTACGAATCCTTGTTTAGGCATATCCTTTGGTCGCTTTGCAACCTTAGGGTCGTTTGTTTCAGGTTTAAAACCTTCTTTCTTTGCCTTGTTTACACTTACTTCTGCATTTGGATTGGTAGCATCAGGCTTAACATCTACCGCCATATATGTTTTACGCATCCAAAAATGATGACAAGCACCACCGCCCTTGTAAAGCCATATATCATAAGTATCTGCGCCATTTAATCCCCATCCTGCATTTACCGCTCTTGTACTCATTTGCATTATATCTTCTTTGCGGTATATCTTTTTAGCATTTACCATTTTTTTACAAAACTCTCTACTGTTTGCCTGTGTTCTAAGAGGTGCATATTGATAACGTACTTTAAACTTCATATTCTCTACCTCGCCATCCTGTTCACTTGCAGCGTTTGGTCTTGCTGTTCCAGTAGAAGCTAAACCAATCATTTTGTCCAATGCTTCTTCTTGGTCGTAATCAACTTCTCTTTCGTCAACCAACTCCCAATTTTCTAAATCTTCTTCCTCTCCAAACTCATCAAGTAAATCAAACATTTTATCGTCATCAAACTCTTTAGATAGTGTTAATTCGTTTTTTACTCCTGTTTCTTCTTCACGTGCTTCATCAGTAATAGCGTTGTCGGTGTCGATAAAAGCAAGAGGCTGAAGTGTTTTAAAATAAAGTTTAAGAGATATTCCATTAACCGCTAATATATCGTCCATACAGTCCGTTAATAGGTCTTGGTATGGTTTTATAGTAATATTGTCAAAAAGTAGCGCAGCGGTCTTTATTTCGTCTGCATTTGAACCTAGACCATTGTTTTCTGTACGAATACCTAAAAGTAAAGGACTTGTAACCCTGTGCGCCACGATTAACTTAGCCGAACACTCGTTAGACAAATACTCATAATGCTGTGGTGCATCGTTTAAAGGTATATCGTCAACCGTTGTCTTGCTTTCTGCGTTGTTGTTAAATGCAATTATTACTTTTTCGCCTCTTGCTCCTGTAAGTTTACGCATCACATCAGACTTAATCTGCATTTGCTTTTCCCTATCAGGAACACCATTGTTGAAGTTGACTACCTTCGTGCCACTAAATCCGTTTTGTACATCGTTAATTAAGTAGTCCGCTATCTCGCTTTCAAGTTCTGCATAAGCTAAACCACCTTGATAATCTACAGGACAATAGTAATCATACCCTGAAACGTATTTCTTTACAACTTTAATTTCGGGTTCGTTACCGTTACCAAAACCAAATGCTGCTATTCGTTGAGGTTTGTCGCTACGTTTTACTTCTTTCCAATTAGGATGATAGTAGTATGCTTCTATTTCTCCATCCTCGTTGCATTTCTCCGCTCTTAATGTTTGCCTTGGAAAGTGTTCTGCTTTTTTTACTTCTCCCTTTTGGTAA